ACATCGTCTTACTCGACCAACGCGGGGACGGATCATGAGCCTAGCAGGGATTCTCATCGGACTACTGAATTGCATTCTTCTGGTCGCGATCCTTGTGCTGCTCGGCGCAATCGTCGCGTGGGTCGCGACGCTGTTTGAGTGGCCCATTCCGTGGAATATTCAGCGCATCTATCTTCTCATTTGCTTGCTGGTCTTCATCATCTGCGTTGCTACTCTTCTGCTCGGCGTGCCGATGGTTCATTTCTTGGGCCGCGCCGAGTTAGGACTCGCCATAGGCTAAGGTTTGATCCATGGGACTTCGCGGACCAGGCGCGCGACCGCTGCGCTTCCGGCAGATCGAGCAAAGCCCGCCGCAGCCGCTGCCATGGCAAGCCGAAGGCCTTAATCGCGCCGACCGCGTCATCACGTTTGTGGAAGATCTGACCGTCACATCCGGAAAGGACGCATCTAAAAAACTGGTGTTGCGGCCGTGGCAGAAAAAATTCATCCGCGCGATCTATGCCGAAGACAAGAACGGCAACCGGCCGGTGCGCACCGCGCTGATGTCAATGGGCCGCAAGAATGGCAAGACTCAACTCGCTGCTGCATTGGCGCTCTGCCACTTGAGCGGTCCGGAATCTGAAAACCGCGGTGAAGTCTATAGCTGCGCCAACGATCGGTTTCAGGCCGGAAAGATCTTCAACGAGATGGTGGCGCTGATCCTTCATCATTCGTGGCTGGCCAGGCGCGTCAACATCGGCCGCTTCAAAAAAGAAATTGAAGATCTGAGGAATGGCAGCGTCTATGCCGCGCTGTCGGCCGAGGCAAAAACCAAATTCGGACTCAATCCTAATTTCGTCGTCTATGACGAGCTCGGGCAAGCTACCGGCCGCGCGCTTTACGACGCGATGGATTCGGCGCTCGGCGCCCGCAAAGAACCGTTGATGTTAGTGATCTCGACCCAGGCCGCGACCGATCACGCGCCGATGTCAAACCTGATCGACTACGGCTTGCGCATCCAACGCGGCGAGATCCGCGACAGGGCTTTTCACCTGACGCTATATTCCGCGCCCGATGAAGCGAATCCTTGGAGCAAGCGAACATGGAAGATGGCGAACCCCGCGCTCGACGACTTCCGGTCGTTATCCGACGTCGAACGCCTTGCATCGCAAGCGCAGCGCATGCCGGGCCAGGAAAACGCCTTTCGCAATCTGATCCTGAATCAGAGGGTCGCCGCCGAGGCACGTTTCCTCGAACCTAAGCTGTGGCGGCTGTGCGGTGGCGACGTCGCCATTCCCGAGGGCGCGCGCGTCTATGCCGGGCTCGATCTCGGCGCTACCCGCGACTTGTCGGCGCTGGTGTTGGTGTGGCGCGATTCCAACGACGTGTTTCACGTGAAACCGTATTGCTGGCTGCCCGGCGATCCGGCCGAGCGCTCGACCCAAGACGGCGCGCCGTACGAGACCTGGATCCGTCAGGGCGATCTGTTGTCCGGCGGCGCCACCACCGACCCGCGGGTGATCGCCAATAAGATCGCCGCGATCAACGGCCGCAATCGGATCGAAAAACTGGCGTTCGATCGCTGGCGCGTGCTCGAACTAAAGCGCGAGCTCGACGCCATTGGCTCGACGGTGCTGATCGAGCCTTACGGCCAGGGCTTTAAGGACATGACGCCGGCGGTCGATATTCTTGAGCGCCTGGTGGTGCAGCAGCGGATCCGCCACGGCATGCATCCGGTGTTGACCTGGTGCGCCACCAACGCCGTGATCACCCGCGATCCGGCCGGCGGCCGTAAGCTCGACAAGTCGAAGTCAACCGGCCGCATCGACGCTCTGGTGGCGCTGGCGATGGCGCTGGCAGTCGGCGCGCTGAAGCCGACGCCGAAGTTTGACGTCGAAGCACTCATTGCATAGAGCGCCTGATGATCAGCCTGGTGTTTCTGATCGCGGTGCAGACCGCGCTCTGCACGCATGATGCGACGCGGCGCGGCTGCGAACTGCGGCCCGGCCAGTGCGTCAAGGTCGACGGCGTCGAACTGTGTTTGAAACGACCACCCGAGCCCGAAGGCCATTCTCCATGAACAAGATGGTGACAGACGTTGCCAATTTCCGCCGCGAGCCGCTGCAGCTGCGCAAGGGCAATAGCTTCGTGCGGCTGTTGACCGCGCGCACGATCGCCAAAGTGCGCAAAGTGCCGGTCGCAGATGTCGCCGCCTTGCTGTGGCCGAACGACAAGATCATCGAGCGCCTGGTCACCCGCGCCGCGGTCTCGCCGGCGATGACGACTGTCGCCGGCTGGGCTGCCGAGCTCGCGCAGACCGTCGTGCGCGACGGGCTCGAAGCGCTCGGCGCGGCCTCGGCCGGCGCCCAGATGCTCGGCAACTGCATGGTGCTCAATTTCGACGGCGCCGGCATCATCTCGGCGCCCGGCTTTGTTGCCGATGCCAACCATGGCGGCTTTGTCGCCGAGGGCGATCCGATCCCGGTGCGGCAGTTCGCAGCCGAGGCCGCCCAGCTGCAGCCGCACAAGCTGGCGTCGATCGGCATCCTGACCCGGGAAATGATCGAGAGCTCGAACGCCGAGCAGATGATCGGCGACGTGCTGATCCGGTCTGCCGGCCTGGCGCTCGATCTGGTGTTGTTTGATGCCAACGCGGCGACCGCGGCACGGCCGGCCGGCTTGCGCAATGGCATCGCCGCCTCGACGCCGAGCGCTAGTACGGATCCATTCGGAGCATTTTTTGAAGATATGGCGACGCTGCTCAATGCCGTCGGCCAGGTCGGCGGTCCTGGGCCTTATGCGGTTGTTTCTAGTGTTGGTCGCATCGCCTCGATGCGACTGCGTTTCATCACCGAGGATCCGAATTTGATCTTGCTCGGCTCGGCCGCGGTCGGGGCCGACATGTTCGCTGTCGCTTGTCCGGGGGTGGTGGCGGCGGTCGATCCCGAGCCCGAGATCGAGACCGCCAACGCCGCGGCGCTGCATATGCAGGACACGCCGGCGGCGTTGGTCAGCAGCGCCGGCGTCTCGGCCGCACCGGCGCGCTCGCTATTCCAGACCGACTCGATCGCCGTGAAGGTGCGCTGGCCGGTGACCTGGGCGCTGCGTGATGTCCGCGCTGTCGCCTGGCTGACACCGACCTGGAAGTAGCCGATGAGCGTCCCGCGCGTCTCATTCTTCGATGATCTGCCGATGCTCGATGATCCGATCATCGCGCATGAGCCGACCGACCACGGTTGGCGCGGCTTGACGGCACACGGCGAAATCATCGATGTGCGCGGCCAGGATGGCCATAAGCCGGCCGAGCCCGACAGCGCCATTCTGGTGTTGCGTGGCGGCCAGGCGGTCGGCCGCCGGGCAGTCGAACATCGCAGTATCTCGATCGATCAGTATCTCGCCCACTTCAACACCGGGATCGAATTGTTTTGCGCCAATGCTTGCGAGCCGGCATTGAGCGAATTCGACAAGGCGCTGGCGATCGCGCCGAACGCGCGCGCCGAATTCAATCGCGCGCTGGTGCTGCTGACGCTTGGGCGCTGGGCTGAAGGCTTGCCGGGATACGAATCGCGCTTGCGGCTGCTGATGCCCTGGACATGCCAAGAGGCTGCGAAGTTCGGGCCGCGCTGGCGCGGTGAAGCTCTTCGCGACAAGCGGCTGCTGCTCGTTCACGACGCCGGCTTCGGCGACACCATCCAGCAATTGCGTTATGTGCCAGCCCTGATCAACATGGGTGCCGAGGTGGCGCTGCTGATGCCGCCCGAGCTCCGCCGCTTTGCGGCACAGGCCGCGCCGAACGCCGACAATGCGGACGGCTTCGACTTCTGGTGTCCGATGCTGTCGCTGCTGCATCTGTTGCGGCAGACGATCGAGACCGTGCCGGACGGGCCTTATCTCACGGCCGACCCCGAGCTCGTCGAGAAGTGGAGCAAGGTCATCAACGAAGGGACGCAACACAATATCGGCATCGCCTGGTCGGTCGGCCGCGATGTCGAGGGTGACTATCCGCGCGCCATTCCGCTCGAACCGCTCGTCAAGGCTCTGCCGGGCGAAGCTTCGTTGTGGAGCATGCAACAGCAGGAACAGAAAGAAGCCGCAGACATCGATGTCGAGGCCGTCGACTTCGAGGACTTCGCCGACTGCGCGGCGCTGATGTCGCTGATGGACGAGGTCGTCACGGTCGATACCGCGGCCGCGCATGTCGCCGGCGCCATCGGTCATCCGCAGGTGACCGTGCTGCTCAGTCACTGGGCCAGCTGGCGCTGGCATCGCAATCCATTCTATCCATGGTTCAAGCTCTGCAGCCAGGCTGCGCCCGGCGACTGGGCCAGCGCGCTCGCGCGACTCTGAAGCTGATGCGCTGCGAAGTCGTAGACAAAAGCGAATTATCGATCGTGCCGGTCGATTGGCGCGGGCTGCATCGCCAATATCTCAACGCTGGCGAGATGGACGTGATCGCCGCATTGGTGCGCAAGGTCAATGCCCACACTATGGTCGAGATCGGCTGCCGCGACGGCCGCACCGCGCGTGTGCTGCTCGATAACGTGTCGTCGATCGAGCGCTATGTCGGCATTGACGTGCCGATGGACTATCGGCCGGGGCTCGCCGAACAGTGCAGTGAAATGGTCGAGCGGCCGGGACTGTTCGCACTCGACGATCCGCGGTTCGATCTGTGGATCAGGCCGCACGGCAGCCTCGATCTAAGCGTTGATGATCTGCCGGCCTGCGATGCAATTTTTATTGATGGTGATCACTCCCGCCGCGTCGTCGCCCATGACAGCGCGATCGCATGGGGTGTCATCCGCAATGGCGGCGTGATCATCTGGCACGACTATTTGAATGATCACATCAACGACGTTCGCGAAGTGCTCGATCATCTGAACGCCGCGGGCTGGCCGATCAAACATGTTGCTGGCACCTGGCTGGCGATCTGCCAGGTCTGACTAGGAAAGGTTTTCGCCATGCCGATGAAGCCACACAAAGACGAATCGCAAAGTGACTTTATGGCGCGTTGCATGCACGAGACATTCACCGGCGATCGGCCGCAAGAGCAAGCCGTCGCGATCTGTATGAGCTACTGGCGCGACGCGCATCCATCGGCGCCGAAGCCGACCAAGCAAAATGACGATGTCGACTGCCCTGATCCGGATGACGACGAAGATCACGACGACTACATCGAGCGCTGCGTCGAGGAAGTCACCGGCGGCGACGACAGCATCAGCGACGATGACGCCGAAGAGGCCTGCCAAATGCACTGGGAGGAAAGCCGCGCCGCGCGCGGCCTGGTCGAGAAGACTCACGCGGCGACCGTGCAGGGCATGGACTTCGTGCTTTCGGACGAAACGCCGGATCGGCTCGGCGATATCATCATGGCGTCAGGTTGGGATCTAACACACTTCCAAAAAAATCCGATCGCACTTTTCGGCCACCTCTCTAGTTTTCCGATCGGTCGCTGGGATGGTTTGCGCATTGATGGCACCGAATTGCGCGGCCGGCTGATCATGGCGCCGGAAGGCACCTCGCCGCGGATCGATGAGATCCGCCGCCTGATCGACGCCGGTATTCTCAAGGCAGTGTCGGTCGGTTTTCGCGCCCACGAGCACGAGCAACTCGACAAGAAAAACCCATTCAGTGGCCTTCGCTACACCAAGCAGGAACTCGTGGAGACGTCGTTAGTCTCAGTCCCTGCCAATCCGAACGCGTTGGCTGTCGCCAAGTCGCTGAAAATTTCCCCCGAGGTGATGGATCTGGTCTTCGCCAAGCATGGCAACAGAGATGCGATCCGGCGCCGCGGGTTCACTGGCAAGCATGCCACAAGTCATCGAAAATGGAGGGGCAGCGCCATGTCGCTCGCTCAACGTATCTCCGAAACGAATGCCAGGCTCGTCGAGCGCAAGGACAAGCTCGCCGAGCACTGGGACCGCGCCGACAACAGCAATGTCAGCGACGCGGATCTGGAAATTTCGACCACGCTCAATACCGAAATTTCCCAGCTGGAAAAGCAGCTGTCGGCATTGTTCGATTCTGAACGCCATCTGGCGAAAGCCGTGGCGCAAGACAACGGCGGCGGCCGCGCGCTGTCGACCGTGGTGGTGCAGCAGCAGGCGAACGGCGGCGGCGACCGCATCGCCTCGCCGGCGGTGATCGTCACCCGGAAGAAGGAGCTCGATCCGCTCGACTATTTCGTGCGGGCCGGCACCGTGCTGACGATGTCGAAAGGCCTCGGCTTGGCGGTCGATGATGTGCGCCAGCGCATCTATGGCGAAGACGAGATGACCAAGAACGTCTGTGATCTGGTCATTCGCGCCGTCGCCAACCCGGCCATGACGACAGTGTCAGGCTGGGCGGCCGAGCTCGTGCAGCAGACCTATACGGATCTGATGCCGCTGCTGATGCCCAAGGCGATCCTGACGCGACTGGCCGCGCGCGGCTTGTCGCTCAGTTTCGGACGCTTCGGGCGCATCATCATCCCGACGCGCAGCCGCACGCCGACCATTGCTGGCTCGTTTGTTGGTGAAGGTCTCGCGATCCCCGTGCGCCAGGGGGCATTCACCAGTCAGACGCTGGTGCCCAAGAAGCTCGCCGTGATCTCGACCTGGACCCGCGAGATGCAAGACCACTCCACGCCGGCGATCGAGGGACTGATTCGCGAAGCCATCCAGGAAGACACGTCGGTTGCGATCGACACCGTGCTGCTCGACGCCAACCCGGCGACCGTGATCAGGCCGGCCGGTCTGCTCAACGGCACGGTGGCGACCACCGCGACGGCCGGCGGCGGCCTGGCGGCTCTTGTTGGTGACATCAAGGCCCTGATCAACGCGCTCTCGGCCGCC